CGGCATAGCAGCTCTCCCACAGTCCGTCTTCGAGCCATGCGCCGCCGCCCTGCACCAGACGGTTCCCGAAGAACCGTTCCGCTTGGGTAGGGTCGGTCTTCATCAGCGCCTTGGCTTCCGATTCGATGGAATTAAGGTCGACCCACGGGGAGCCGCGATACACGTATTCGAGCATCTTCAAGCGTTCGGATTTCAGATTGAAGTCCAACGGCCGGCCGTCGCGGTGACGCAATGATTTCGCGAGATCGGGGTTCCGGTAGAACACGAACACGTCGTCCTCGGCGTTCTCGAACACCTGCTGCGCGTAACTGTCCTCGCCCGGATCCCATGCGTTCGTCCACGCATGTGTGCGGCCGCCCATGCCGGCGGCTCCTCGGCGCTGCGTGGTGGCGACCGCTATCATGCCGTTCGATTTCGTGTACAGGCCGGCCTCGTCCTGTTCGGCGTCCGTGATCGGGTTGCCCAGACGGGACTTCGCGGAGGCGGTGACCACGTCGATGCGGTCCAGGTCCAAGGCGTCGGCCTCGCCTTCGCGCCCCGGCTGCAATATGCGGATGAAGGTGTCCCTCACGCGCATGAGCTCCTTGAGCGGGCCCAGCAGGATCGTCGCCACGAGAGGCCGGTAGATGTTGCGTACCTGTTCCTCGGAGTTGGCGGTCAGCTGGATGAGCGGCGACGGATGTCGACGGCCTTTCGGCTCGCCCGGATTGTATGGCCACTCCCAGCCGCACGGGCAGCCGTTGTCGGCGCAACGGTACATGTCGCCTTCTCGCGCCCAGCCATCGAAGATGGTGGGCCCGCAGCCCTCGGCGGCGGTGAAGAACGCCGTGCATGGCCCCTTGCCCCATTTCTGCGGTCCGACGGTCAACGTCATTCGATAGGTGAACGCCTGATTGAGCACCATCGGATTGTCGACGGTGACTTCCTCGGGCGGCACATATGGGGCGTCCACGCGGATGCGCCAACGGTTCGCCGCCAGCCAGTACTGCCAGTCGGACAGCACCACCGGACGGCCTCGCAACGGGCCGTCAGGCTGCCGGCAGTGACGTTCGATCCACGCGCACACCAGATGCCCCAACGTGGGGAAGTCGATGAGCCATGAATCCTCGTCAGCCATTGCCGCTCATCCGACGCTGGTACACATGCCTCGTCTCGTCCATGGGAGAGCGTTCGGCGGCCGATTCCCGGTTCAGCTCCTTGGCCCTGCGGCGCGTGAACTCCGAATCGACTGGCTTCCGCTCGGCCTCCGCTTCGATCTTCCAGCCCAACGCCTGCAATCCGGCGGCGCTCATGCCGACGCGGTCGGAGATGCGCAGCAGCACGGTCAACGCCGTGGGTGCCGGCGCGATCTCGCATGCGGTGGAAAGCCGCGCGTACAACGCCAGTTCCCGGATCATCCACTTGAACTGGGGCAGATGCCAGGCACGTGCCTGAGGCAGCTTCCACAGCCACTTCCACTTCTCCGCCTCAAGCCTGCGGACGCGCTCGTCATCGGCGGGCTCCAAGGGCCATTCCGGCGGCTTCATCCGGCACTCGGTGTTCGGCAGGCTCTGCAATGTGTATCCGAGTCTGCGGCTCTTCTCGCTGTTCGGGTCCTTGGCCGGCCCGGAGCGTACTCGTTTGCCTCCACTTGGCATGATGTTCACCTCTCGTCATGGCCTTGCGCCCTAGCGACAGATCGACGAGACCGCCCTCGCGGCGGCCCGCCAGCGATGTTTGAACCCTGCGCACCCGACAGACAGCTCACCGGCGGTCCAAGCGGGGTGGTCGTCACCCCACCCCCCTGGGGTGTTGCCGGCTGTTTTTGTCGTGATGCACAGTGTTCCTGTTTATTGTCTGGTGTTGAAGCCTGCTGGTCTTGTTTTGCCGGTTTTTACATCGTGGCATTGTTTGCATAGGCCTCGTCCGAACTTCGGGTCGTTGGGGTTGAGTCGCATGTCGATGAGTTCGGTTCTTTCGTATGGGTAATGGTCTGCGATTGTGCTTGGATTGCCGCAGAGTCCGTGGTGTTTGCCGCAGCCTCCGCGTCCGGAGTCGCCGGGGCATGTGCAGTATGGGTCTCGTGCGAGCACTTGCCTGCGGAATGATTGGTGCCCCTTGGTGCCGTAGGGGTTATGGCCTCGGGTACGGGCGCGGTCCCGCTGGGCCCGAGCGCAGGCGTCGCATTTGCGTGCCGGCGTCTCGATGAGGTTCGGGCATCCGGGTGTCGAGCAGACTCGCCAGCTCATGTATGCCTCGCAGTCATTGTGTCCGTTGGCGTGTCTTGGTGTCCCCGGCTTGCATATCTATAGTTATTGTGTTACTATAGATATGTCAGCAGAAAGGAGGTCCGATGAATCCAAAGGATTGGTTCGATGTCATCAACGGCATCATCGCCAACGTCCTCGCCGCGATAGCCATAATCATCGCAATCAGACGAAGACCGAAGCACAAGAAGTAAAACAGGTTCCGGCTAACCCTACTAGCCGGAACCTCCCCGCCAATCCTATCTCATCGGAAACACATCATGAGAACATCACTGATTTTCGGAATCGTGGCCCTGACGTTCGGAGCCATGGCCTTGGGCGGCGCGCTATCCGACAGCCCGATAGTATCTGGCGGCTTCGGTCTCGCGGCCGGAATCATGGGCCTTGCGGCCGGAATCATCAACGGCAAGGAAGGCAACAATGACGACTGAATACCTCGGCGTCAAACAGGTCGCCGAACGCCTCGGCATCACCAGCGGCGGCCTGCTCAACCTCAAACTCCCCGAACCCGACGCGACCATAGGCCGCACTCGGGGCTGGTTGCCTGAGACCATCGATGAATGGAACGCTCAACGTCCGGGACGTGGTGTCGGCGGAGGAAGGCCACGCAAAAACAAAGCATAGATACGCGAAAACCCAGCCACATGAGCTGGGTTTTTCGACACTAATCCACTGACATTATGCGGTCACAGTCAGCTCTTTGTCAAGTCCGCCACTGATGACGAGCCGGTAGACGCTGCTGTATGAAATGCCTTGGGGCGTGACATCAAGCTTGCCTCGGGATTTCCACACGGTGAGCGTATGCCTTTTGACGGTGATTCCCGCGTCCGTGAACACCTTGGCTATCTCAGCCGCAGACCCGCGCCTGGAATCATCCCAACACAACGTCTTGAGCCTACGCAGTTTAACCGCCTGCGCTCGCTGTTCCCTCCCGCAGACCGGGCATGTCACCCACTGGTCTGCTGCCCCAGCGGTGAGCATGGTCTCGCATAGTTCGCAGGTGCCGATTTCGCGGCGTTGCTCGGCGGGTCCAGCGCAGCATCGACTTTGCGTGCGATGCCGTCAACGACGTGCATGTAGAAGCCCGCGTCCGCGAACGTGGCGAGCCTGGGGTGGCCTGCGCATGCGATGAGCGTGGCCTTCAGATCCTCGTTGCGTTTGTCTTTGCGCCAGTCCAAGGCGTCGATGCCGTCGAGGCAACGCCATAGTTCACGGGCCGTGGCGTCGAGCATGTCGATCAGGTCGAGCACGTCGAGCCTGATTGGAGTCGGGGGAGTGGCCGTCTGGATTCGCGTGGGCGAATGCCCGCCCGGATGCAGGGTCGCGTCCAACGAGTCATGCAACGGCGTGACGTCGCGCGCCAGTCGCAGGAGCGTGCCGGCGAAACGCAGTTCGCACGTCTCGCACAGTGAATATCCCCCTTCGGTTATCGTTTTGCAGTTCTGGCAGTTCACGTTGGCCCCTTCCGGCTGGTCGGCTAGAATAATGTTTGCTTCTCATCGCCCTGGCCGACCATGGTTGGGGCTTTCTCGTATTTGAGCCGGCTGTATGGCATGTTCCATATGCGTTTGAATTCGGCTATCTCCTGCTTCGACAGTTTCGGCCCGCCCCATGGCTTGCCTGGCGGGCGTTCCCGTTTCGGCGGTTTGAACGGTTTGACGCTTATCCGGGCGAGATGACACATGTGCATGGCCAGATACTGGCCGTCCGGTCTGATGCCTGCATCTCCGCAGGTGCTACGGAGCAGCGGGTGGCCGACGGAGGGAAGCCACGTGACGCGGGTCAACGGCCGGCCGAGGATTATCGCCACGGTCAGGTCGTCACCCGCCACACACCCGTAATCCCACGACTCCCACACGGTTTCCCGATCCTCGATGACGTACAGGCCGCACCCCTCGCAGACGGTGACAACGAGGGGACTCGTTTTCGGGATGAACGCGCGAAGCCATGCTGGTTTGCGTTCACGGGCGCGTGGCCTGCTCACTCCTCCATTGCCTTTCTTCTTGCCGCGTCGAACGCGATTCTGATGATGTTCTCCAACCACGCGCCGGGGAGCGTGATGAACTTTCGGGTTTCGGCCATGGCGGCGGCAATCTCCTCTTCGGTGATTCCGCGTGACGCTCCGGCCTTGTATCCTCGTCCCCACGCCCACTGCAGGCCACTGTCGATGTACGACGGGTCACGCTGCTTCTGCGCCTCGATTTCACTGCTGATGATGCTCATTCGTTTCCTCCGTTTCGTTGTTGATTGCCGTTTCGATTCGTATGCACAGGTCGAGCGCTTCCCGCCAGCCGGCCTGGTAGCCGAGCACATACGCCTCTGCCGGCGACTCGCTGCCCAATCCCGCTGAGGCCAGTGCGCTGAGCGCCCGTTGAATCACGTCAATCGGTCCGGCCATGGGTCAGTCCCCCCATTTGATGTCCTGGATTTCATGCAGCACCGCTTCGCAGGCGGTGATGAGTACGCTGAGCATACGGCGGCCGTGATGTCCTCTCCGGTCAAGGTTGAACAGGACGGGATGGCCTTGACTCCACTGGTCGATGCCGATGGAGGCGATTGGGATGGTTTCGACCAGATTGGTGTCAGCATCCTCGCAGCGGTATTGGATGGTGACGGATTCTTTCATGCTTCCTCGCTTTCAGTCGTGTAACAGTTCGCGTCGAGCCAGTCGGCGATGACGCGGAAGTCCTTGGCCCATTGGATGCGGTTTTCCCGCTCCCGCTCGTCCTTGGGAGCTGGTTTCGGCTCATTGAGGTTGAGTAGTCCGTATTCGGGTTTCTTCAGATAGTGGCAGCGGGCGCGTCCGCGTCCCTTGCCGGCTTGCTTGTAGTTGATGAGCTGGAGTATGTGCAGCATCTCCAACGCCTTGGTCGGATCGAAGTTCGGGGTCTCAGAATCCGCATCGAAGCGCTTTCGAAGCTCGGGCGTGGTTCCCTCTCCATTGCCAAGCTCCCATGCGGTCGCTTCGATCTGCTCCCTGAATGTGAGTGCCATCTTCCGGTCTCCTTTCTGACGTTTTCTTGATTGGGAACAACTAGTGTCGTTGACGTGCTTTTTTTGCTGTTCCGGAGGGCCGAGTCGCAGTTGTTCCCGCACCCACCCACACACGTAGTGTGGGTGGGGAGTGCTGGGAACAGCTGGACATCGCTACTCCAGTTGTTCCGGGAACAACTCGGAACAACTGGGAACAACGGGAACAACTAGATTTCGAGATGGTTTTCCTTATCCAATTCGCTCGCCTCCTCCCTGCTCATCCGATCCACGAAAGCGTCCGATTTCGGGTCGTCCATCTGCCGGTATGGTCTGACGCTGGCGTAGATGTTCCGGTTGTTTCGTCCGGAGCGGTTGCTGATCCATCCGCCCTCGAGCAGCCGGTTGATGGCGGTGAGCACGGTGGTCTTCCGGGCGCTTGAACCGTCGTCCTTCAGCAGTTCGATGATCTCGGTCTGGTTCGGCTCCTCGGGCGCGTTCTCGATGATCCGGCTGATCTTCTCCATGAGCCCGGTGGGTCGTTCGAGGCCGCGCTGTCGCGTGGTTTCATCGCTGGGCATCATGTTGGGGCGTGCGATGGTGACGCGCATGAGTTTCGGATCCGTGCTGTTGATTTCGATGCGTGCGGCTTCGCGCAGGTGGCTGCCGTTGCTGCTCCAGCTGACGGCGCAATGCTCCTCGATCTCGCTGATGCGGTCCTTGCCTGATTTGATGACGATGGTGCCGCGCACGCCCTTGCCGACTGGTTTGGTCATGTCCACCGAGTAGCTGATGCCGTCGATGAGTGCGAGTTTCTGCATGCTGCCGCCGGCGTAGCGGCCCCGGTTGTCCTTGCTTTTGACGACGTGGTCGATGAGTACGACTGCTGGCCCACAGGCGCTGATGAGTCGTGGCATGGTGTTGTACCAGGCGGCGATGTCGTCACCGCTGTTGCTGTCGAG